CTGTACAAAGAGCTATATTAGACCTAGAGCGTAAAGGTGACCCGCTGCGTTACACCGGTGGCCTATGACCCTGCCAGTAATAAACGCTGTTATTAACTTTAGTACCGGGCCTAGCTTTGCTCAAGCTATGATTTTAGATACAGGCATATTAGATACAAATGTGCTAGCCGATAGCTTGGCAGTAATTGTAGATGTGTCTAACGTAGTAGATACAATACAGACAAACAGAGGCCGTAACCCACAGGCCGATCAATTTCAAACAGGTACGCTAACTATGCGTATTGTAGACCAAAACGGCGATTTTAACCCACAAAATACTAGCGGCCCTTATTATGGCTTGCTAGACCCTATGCGTAAAGTGCAGATAACAGCTACTTACGCTAGTACTACCTACCCTATCTTTAGCGGCTTTATCACTAGCTACACTACTACTACACCTAAAAACGCAGATGAGGTTACTTATACCACGATTACGGCGGTAGATGCGTTTAGACTTGCCCAAAATGCACAGATAGCAACGGTAGCAGGGGCTACAGCTGGTGACTTATCAGGTACGCGAGTTAATCAGATACTAGATCAAATAGGCTGGCCTAGCTCTATGCGTGATGTAGATGCAGGGCTAACTACTTTGCAGGCAGACCCTGGCACAGCGCGTACTAGCCTTGCAGCTCTTAACACAGTAACCCTAAGTGAGTACGGGGCTTTTTATGTAGATGCCACGGGCTCATTTGTCTTTCAAGATAGAAACGTGACCACGGCTAGCATAGGCGGCACACCTACCGTGTTTAACGATAACGGCACGGCTATAGGCTATTTTAACGCCGTTTGGCGCTTAGATGATACGTTGGTATTTAACGCGGCTAGCATTACCCGTACAGGTGGTACTACTCAGGTAGCTACAGATGCAGCCTCTATTGCCAAGTACTTTACACACAGCTATAACCAACAAAATCTACTAATGCAGACAGATGTAGCGGCCCTAGATTACGCTCAAGCCTATGTAGCTAGCCGTAAAGAAACCTCTATAAGATGTGATGCCATTACCCTAGATTTATACACAGATAACTATAATGCCGGCATAATCGCCGCTCTAGACCTAGATTTTTTTGACCCTATAACTATTACTACAAACCAACCTGGATCATCTACTTTAACTAAGACTTTGCAGGTGTTTGGCGTATCTATGGCAATTACGCCCGGCAGTTGGAAAACGACACTAACAACACTAGAGCCGATAATAGACGGCTTTATACTAGACTCTGCTATATACGGCCTGCTAGACACAGGCGTTTTAGCCTACTAAGGGGGTAATAATGGCTAAACAGACTTTTACTACTGGCCAAGTTTTAACGGCTGCACAAATGACTTCGCTGCAACAAACCGCGATGCTAGGCGGCGCGGCTAACGCAAAAACTGCTAGCTATGTATTAGTAGCGGCAGATGCTGGTGATGCTATTACAATGAGTAACGCAAGCGCTACTACAATTACAGTAAATACAGGATTATTTAGCGCAGGCGATATTGTAACTATTATTAATTTAGGTGTAGGTGTTAGCACAATTACGGCAGGTACGGCTACTGTAAGTACGTCTGGTTCATTAGCTTTAGCACAAAATCAAGGCGGCGTATTACGCTTTACTAGCACTAGCGCGGCGATATTTTTTCAGTTTGCAACACCTGCTAGCGGTGATATAGAGGGCGTAACAGCTGGCACAGGTATTAGCGGCGGTGGCACTAGCGGCACAGTAACTATTACTAACTCTATGGCTACTGCTATAGATGCTAAAGGTGATTTAGTAGTTGGCACGGGTGCAGATGCTTTTAGTCGGTTAGCTGTTGGCGCAACTAATGGTATGGTTTTAACAGTAGATAGCGCTGAGGCAACAGGATTAAAATACGCTACGCCTGCTGGTGGTGGTGGTAAACTTTTGCAAGTAGTTCAAGCAGTAACTACAACAGCAGTTGCCATAACCGCAACCTCTTTAACTGATACAAATATTAGTGCAACAATAACGCCAACACTAAACACATCAAAAATCTTGGTTTTAATAGACGCTTACTGTTTGATTACAAGGGCATCAGACCCAAATATATTTACAGGCGCAGCACTAAAAAGAGGTGCAACCACAATATATGACCGCAGCAACGAGGCAGGTGTTGGTGGAAAGTTTGTAAACGGCGTTGAAATGAGTCAGAACTTCTGTTTCAATTATTTAGATAGTCCAGCGACAACAAGCGCGACAACTTACAAATTGCAATTTGAAATGGAACAGGTAGGCGGAAGTGCTACTTTCCAACGCAGCGCTAACCCCTCATCAATAACTCTTATGGAAATAGGCGCATAATGACACAAGATGAAAAAGTTAAAGCTATTTTTCACATTAGACCACTTTCTGAATTTGTCATTCGGGAAATGGAGTTGGAATGGTTAGACTCTAATCAAACAGAGCCAACCGAAGCAGAAATTGAAGCAGGTTGGATCGCCTATCAAGCAGCACAGATAGCCGAAGCCGAAGCAAAGGCAGAGGCGAAGGCAGCAGCCGAAGCTAAGTTGGAAGCTCTAGGTCTAACCGCCGATGATCTGAAAGCACTTGGTCTTTAGCATAATCTTTAGGAATAGTGCAAAGGATTAAATATGCTAACTAGCTATAACGGCTGGCCTGCTAGTAAAGACCCGGCAGAAATTGGCATAAACAGTTATGCAGTACCCGGCACTAATAGAAAGCTTAGATGCGCTGAGGCTGTAGCGCCTTTATTAGTAGGTTTTGCAGCTGAGTTTCACGCGCTAATTGAGCCAATAGATGAAGGCGGGCTAGATGAGTGGGGTTATGCTTTTCGTATGGTGCGCGGTAGTACAGACCGCCTTAGCTGCCATAGCAGCGGTACAGCTATAGATCTAAACGCGACTAAACACCCGCTAGGGGCTATAGGTACCTTTGCAGCTGATAAAGTGCCAATGCTTAGAGCGCTAGCTAAAAAGTATGGCCTAACGTGGGGCGGGGATTACCGTAACCGTAAAGATGAAATGCACTTTGAGATAAGCGTAAATCCACAAAAAGCCGCCAAAATTATACTAAAGTTAGACAAGGGCAAAACGCAAGGGGCAGAGCAGGTAGCACAATGAATAAAAAGCAACTAGAGGCAGCGGCCTATAGTTACGGGCGCGCGGCTTTAGCTAGCGTTGCAGCCTTGTACCTAGCAGGCATAACAGACCCTAAAGTTTTGGCTAATGCTTTTTTAGCCGGTCTTATTGGGCCAGTACTAAAAGCTATACAGCCTAACGAGAAACAATACGGTATAGGCGCAAAGTGACTAAGGCCCTACTAGGGGCGCTGCTCTTTATAACGCCCCTAGTGGGCTGTGGTTATGACGGGTGGGTGCGCTATCCTTGCCAGAATTATGAAAACTGGGAAAAGCCCGAGTGCAACCCGCCCCAATGCAAAGCTACAGGCGTTTGTACTAAAGACCTTGTTAGGATCAACGATTAAACCCGCAAGGCGGCTAAGCCCCGAGGACATACACGCCCGGTTAATCTTTTTTATAGGCGCTGTATTAGCTGTAACTTTTTTTACTATCACCTTTGGCGCTGTTTATGCCCTGGTATTTGTAACACAGCCTGTAAATGCACAGAGCCCTAATGACCGTGACTTTATACAGTTGCTACAGACCCTAGCGATATTTTTAACAGGTGCGCTAGGCGGCGTATTAGCTGGTAACGGGTTAAAGTCTAAGGCGGAGAAAGACACAAAGCCCGACACACCCCTACAGTAGTTGCTTTATGTCGGTGCTAGCCCTCATAATTTTACATACACGCTGAGAGGGCTACTTAGCAGGTAGAGCTATCAGCCATAACTAAAGGGGCTGTATGTTAATAGATCTAGCAGTAATTTTATTTACGGTGCTAATGGTAGGTATGTTTATGTTAGCTGCCTATCGCACAGGCTACCGCGAAGGCCACGGTGACGGTTATCTACGCGGTAAAAATATTTCTAAGGCGCTAAGAGAGGCCAATAAATGAGCAATTTCTTAGAGGGCTATGAGGATGTAAACGCTCGCATAACTAGGGCGCGGGCAGAATATCCGGGCTTGCGCCTAGTTGCATACATAGAGGATAT